CGCATTTGTATAACAACACAAGATCACATCTTAGTCAAAAATCATACATAGGATCTGCAAGATGTTTAACGTCATACAGATAGTCCTCGTATGGTAGAATTAAAGGATTTTCGGGTAAATCCCCAGGTACCTTCAAACCTGTAATTGCCTTACGCAATTTATCGTATTCCTCACGCCCGTGAAGAACTATCTCTCGAAAAGCCGTTTCAATATTCGTCATTAGTATAACGTTCGGGTCAGCGCACTTTCTAGTCCAATTCAACATCTCGTAAATTACTTCAATCTTAAGTGGGGCAACAGTACGTGTCAATTCTGGACAAAATCTAAATTTCCGTTTAAGGAAGAAAATATCTTCCAGTTTTCGGGTTTTAACAATTTCACCAGTTTTAGCTTCGTCCGTGTACTCATGTTTCATCTCAGCCATGACCTCGCTTATCGTTACTTGATTGTACCACTGCACAACCTTGGCGTCAATGTTTAAAACATTGTCATCCCCATAAGTTATTAAAGCGACATACTCATTGAACCATTTCATGGAACGCAGACGTGGTTGAAATTTCTCCATAACACGAATCCAAGATAGCCGCATAATAGTGGAATTATACAAACAATTGATTATGACCGTGAATGGATTACCGGATGGTTGAGAGTGCGTCCACATATAGACATTATCATCATAAATATGTACAGAATGTACCAGATGCGACCATAAGCCTAGACAAACGCGAATAGTTCTTTCTCCAACTGGGGTTTCAAAATCAATGAATTGAGAGAGCCACGTCACGAATATTTCCCAAAAGATTGCCCACAAAATTTGAGCAACCAAGGAACCATCAAAGTTCCCAAAGTCACCAGCAATCACATGACCGCCTTTCGTTTTCATTCGTTTTGCTATTCTTTCCCAATCCGAAGAATAAACATTGGTTCCAACAGCAATTTCGTTGTCAATGCGATTGTGCATCAACCATGCGGCAAAAGGAAGAAAATATTGGCGAAACGCGACGACAAAGTGTTGCGGACCAGCAGAGAAAACGCGAGTTTTACCGACATCAACTTTAGCGATGTCGCGACGTTCGTCTTTCAGTGTGTCGACAAACACAACGTTAGAGATACGGCCATTCGCACAATCTTCAATCAAATTTTCCACATCGCGTCGCAAAGCCAAAGCATTCACACTAGTGAAATCAAAACTTTCGTTGGAGCCCATCCAATGCTGTTTGCCAGGTGCACTTCGTTTCATCTGAGCATAAGGAAAACCTGGTGAAGTGGTACGATTCACGGCACACATAAATTCATCATCTTGTGTTCCTCGAATAGCCTCCTCATAAGATAAAATACGCTGATATTTACTCTTATCCAGATTTTTACTATATTGATTCAACATCACTCGGCAAACATCTCGAGCTGCACTCAGAACTTCATCATCACCTAACACAGCAGTATCAACGCCACACTTTTTAAGTCCCGACAGTAAAGGATTATGTACCTTACCGTTCAGAATCGTGGGCTTCAATAGCGCTGGTTTCATTATAGGAGTAGATAATTTTCCATATATTTTAGAACGAATGATGGACGAATTTACTGCTTGCCCGACTCTAATTGAAGATTTACCTAGAGCGCAAAATTTACCTTCGGGCACGTCACTTTCCTCAAGAGGGTCAACACATCCAGGAATTTCATAATAGAATTGGGAAGAAATATTCTTCTTATTGCGCTTAATCAATTCTGAACATGCATCCTCAATACACTCTTGAGTCAAAGGACATGCGTAGCCATGTTCTTCAGCATCATTACCAGCAATGTGCATACCAATTATTTTACGTTCCAAATATTTGTTATACAGACCGATTAAAGAACCGCAATCACCTGTGCGCGTCGGAGCATTATATTCGTAACAATCGCGCTGAATATACGATTCTTCAGGATACTCAAAACCATCCTCAGGGTGAAAGATTTCAATCTTCTTGTCACATGGACGCACGGCATTTAACCAATTGTAAACACGATAGAGGCCCATATTGTTCACATGAAAGGTTGCCATAGCTCCACTAAAAATTCCCTTGAGCATGCCTTGATCTGAGGTTTTAACAAAATGGCGAACTAAATCCCTATGTGGTGTACACATCCTTGAGTGCAAGTTAACTAGCACGCAATCTCGAAAGTCTCCATTTTTAAAAGGTATTTGTACGCAATTATCACTCAGAGTAAAATTATCTGTATCAGCAGTAAAGAAGTGTGATAGCGGTATTTGCATCAAATCTTCTGACATCTGTTGTGAAAAGGAAACTATAGTACTGGGGGGTAATTTGCGTGCAAATAGAGCTTGAAGGAAATGATAAGGCATAATAAAAGACCAGCCACGCACAAACGTACAGTTACCAAGTTGATGCCGTTTATCACCTCGGAAGTAAGACATTCTATAGGTATTCTTCTGAAAAACGTCAACCATGAGGTTCTGTGCTGCATCGTCCGAACACCCTTGCGTGGCTGCAACGGCTGTGAGTTCCTCAACATCGGCTTCAACTCGTTTGACTTGAGCCTTATTTGTCTTAGAATCACCCGATTGTCCAACTTCAGCCCAGATTCCAACCTTTTTCTTACGATCACGGTCCAAGAAGAATTTTCCAAGCCACGAATCCTTAGCTGACCACTGAGCTAGTTCACGCTTTTGATACTTATTTAAATCTTCATAGCTGAAATTGTCAAATTCCTCATCAGTCATAGTATTAAAAGCAGACATTCGGTGCACCCCACATTCATCACAGGAAATTTTAATCTTTCCATCGTCATCTCGGTACCATTCACTTTCGACCACTGGTTTCACATTTTTCTGCGTTTTTACATCACCTGATCTTTCCATCTCTGCCCAAATTCCAATTTTCTTCTTTCGGTCACGATTTAGGAAAAATTTGCCAAGCCAAGAATCTTTGGTAGACCATTGGGCAAGTTCACGTTTCTGGTACTTGTTCAAGTCTTCATAATTGAAGTTGTCAAACTCTTCATCAGTCATTGTGTTGAAAGCGGATGTTCGATGCATACCACATTCATCACAGGAGACTTTAATTGTACCATCGTCGTCGCGATACCACTCGTTCTCGACTACGGGCTTCACAGTTTTCTGTGTTTTGGCATCTCCTGATACACCCACTTCAACCAACTTGCGGGGCAAGCGCACAGTCTTAGCATCACCAGACGGGGCAACCTCAGGTTTGACTGGATCAAAATTCTTCGAGAACCAGTGATACATAGCCATAGCAGATAGTGCCACGCCAACCATTCCAAGGGCTGTGAGTATAGGGTGCTCAGAAATAACTTTCTTAATCTCCTCATACTTCCTTGCTAGGTAGGCCTTACAATCACTCAAACAAATATCCATGCGATCCTTATACTTCTGCCAACGGGAAGCTGGTTTCATCGACGATTTGAACTGGAAATATAGAGTGAACACCTCAGGATCTGATGCATAATCAAACTCAATTTCTTCTAGAGTTTCACCCTTGACCATGCGTTTAGCAATATCATCAACAAAATCAAAACAATCTCCGTATTCTGATTTTTCTTCAGGTTCAACCTGAGCTCGAATAGCATATTCTTCCAGAAATTTGAGTTTATCCATCGAAGATTGTTTTGCTTCTTTCCACTTGTTGCATACTGTTGCCGCAAAAGTTTCGTAATCAATAGGTGCTCCAGATTCAATCCAACCAGCATCGCTTTTCTCATCTCGAACAATCTTTTGAAATTCATACACGGAAAGATCAATGGCTTTAGTCTTATCAAGTTTACTCTTGTCCAATTTTAGGTAAGTCGCACCAGAGTTTCCTTTTTCTGTCAAAATGCCATATTCTTTCTTGGGTTGAACTTTATATGCCATATCACCCATCCGGTTGAAGAAAGCATCTGGAAAAGTAATAGACTCCAACTTGACATTATAATCATTTGTTGTATACAATAGTAATTCAGCAGCAGAGAATGTATTCTTATCGTGAAGAGCTGCCATATGCAAGTGTTGTGGGAATGTATTACAAGATCGGATAACTTCAAAAATTTCAGGGTTAGCCGCAGTTTTATCATCTTTCTTTTGGAAGGCATCATCATAAATAACAATCTTTTGTCCTTTGTATCCGTCCCAAAATTCAGTTTCCACTTGACGACCATAAACTTGGTGATGGAAATCATCCTTTTTGATCATTCCCATTGTACGCAACACATCAATACAAAGTGGATAGACCATCTCTGTCTTCCCTACACCAGATTCACCCACTAACCATAAGCAAATCGGACGCATACGTGGCCCACCTCCCTTGACAGGGGAACATGACACATACTCATACAGTTTCATGGCAGGTAGCATAGTAGTGTGTACTAGCGCTGCCATTTCCTTACTCAAATACGGTTCGCTCTTAAATTTCAAGCCTTTCAACCATAATTGTTCAACTCGATTCGCTGTTTCTGTGTCTAAGTCAATCTTATTGCGTTGATCTAATTCCAAATAATGGCGAACTTCTTCAGCCCATGCCTGTATTTCACCATAAATACCATTCGCTCTCTGTAGTTCCTCCTTGGTTTTGCCAAGAACCATCATTTTAATTTGATCATTAGCCACATTAAAATACTCCGAACAATAATCTGTAATCCGCTTAGCTCCATCCATAGATTTAGGGATACGATCCAAGCGGGCCAAATAATTGTCCCAATCTTGCTTACCAGGAATTTTCTTAATAGATACAAAAGCCAACACTGCGA